CCTCGCCTTACGGCGATTATGCGGTCCCGCGCGCTCAGTTGCGTGTTAAATTCTTAGGATTTCCCTGAATTAATCAAGGTCCTCCCTTCAGCGACACCTACTTCACTAAGGTACCAATCTTAGTGAGCGTGGATTAATCCTAAGTTCCAGCCACGTGCTGCTCGTTTATTGAGCTTTCTATCAGGTAACTACTATAAGGGGCGCAGCGACATATTCGTCTGCTGGTAAGCCATTACCTCACCAACACAAACGGACAGAGGACCCTGCGTAGACCCCTAGAGCAAGCCTGTAGGCCGCTTTTATATAAGCCTCCGACCGCTTGCTTAAGGCGATCGGACTCTCCAACCTCCGAAAACCTCCTGGGGACAACTCCCGATAGAAGAACCCTTGGAATGGAGAGGGACTGTGACTAGAGACAAAAATTACTGAGTCTCCCAGCCACTCCCAAACTCCCATATCTTCATCCACCAAGAAGCCGGTCTACGCTTCGTTTCTTCAAGTTTTACCTTGCAGAAATCTGGCATATACCGTTCCGTCTTATCTAGACGAGATATGTAGTCTGAGAAAGCCTGGAAAGCCTTGTCGAAATCCGATTCCTCGGAGAAGCTAAAAGCTTCAGGTCGAGAAAGCCGGAATTGCTCAGCATCATATATTTTCGCTCCTATGATAGGGAGTAAAAGATACATGATCTGTTGCGAAACCAGCTCTTTATCGGTTAAGTCAAGGCCTGAACCAGGCTCCGCCGGTTCGAGAGGCGGAATAAACTCTAACGTACCGTAGTTGGTCGGACGCATCCAACGGGCATGCTCCGAGTATGCATGATCGGTATAGTACTCAAGAAGATTATTCATCTTGAGCTCTAAATCTTTCAGAGGCAATACGCGGAATGAGTTGATCCCGACCATTCCGAACCATTGGTACCAGGAGGCAAACGAAATCTTACTCAACCCCGGTTGGGCTAAAAAGACTAGGATTCGCGATACCACCCGAGACTGTTGTCTCAGACGGCGGCTCAACGAACCTCTAACCTTATAGCCTTTCCCGAGGAAAGCAAGAACGTCCGCCGGTCTCCAGTCATGCCGAAACTTACTTATGAGCAAGAGGAGGGCGTCCAGGGACGAACTAGCTGCCGCGGCCTCACGTAGAGGAAGCGGAGAGCAGTCAATCCCCTTGGCAATAAATCTCTTTGCATACTCGAAAGTCCCGTTGTTGGATACAAGGGACTTATGCATTGAGATTCCCACCCCAAGCTCCTTCATAAGCTCGAGATATTGGTGAGTGACGTGTCGATCCCATATCAACACGTCATCCCCCAATACGGCATACCCTGTGAACCACTCGGTAATACCGCATCGTCGGGCCGACATCTGCACCAGAAAATGGTGGGTAAGAGCTAACATCGCCCAGGAGGAGTATGCTCCCATTGGCTGTCCACATGCGTAGTGGACTTGAGAAGCCACGGAAGAGTACTTCTTCGGGACTCTGTAAGCTCGCCCGACCAGGAGCTCCTTCCACGGAGATCCTAGACCGGGCTTGATATAATCGACGAGGAGCGACTGCAGATCGACGGGAAGCCGATCTGTAGCCGCAGAGAGGTCCAAGGAAGCTACATAGCCTCCTTGAACCGCCTCGCACGCCCTCTCTACACCTCGCATTTGGTTGAAAGTGGAGTCCTGAGGTATAAATCTCAGGGATCCAAAGACCGCCCTATGCAGAGGGTAAAGTAGAGTTTGCGTCCACCAGTCGACCATAGCAAACACCCGCTTCTTACCTGGTTCTTCCTTGACGCCCAATTTACCGAGGGGCCAAGGAAAGATAGGGGTCCCTTGTACAAGGGATCTAAACGTCTTCATACGAGGCAAGGCGTCGGGACCGAGAAGGTTCCCTACCTTCTCGAGAGCCGAGAGCAATGACGGAAAGTTGAAGAACTGAACCGCCTGCTCAAAGAGCACAGACATAGAGGTTTGGATCCAAATCAACCTTCTATGGCCGTGCTCGATCACGCCTACCCCTCCCTTATCCCGTTTAGACCCCGTTCGGGTCCCAGGGGCTGCCTTCTTTAACTCTAACGGCTCCCATTCCGGGAACTCGAATTTACACCCCATCCTCTCTAGATCAGAGAAGAAGTAGGGAATAAACCACGAGTATGCCGCCAGGTTTAAAGTTGGCGCCGGAGCAGTGATGGTGGCCACGGAGAATGAGACTTGGAAGTCCAATACTCGGTATAATCCGAATAGAGTCATCCAAAATCTCACCAACCGAGGTTCACCATTCAGGACTCCTTGCCTATGGATCTTTGGAATGATCCTAGGAACTCCTGACCCTGTACAAGCCACCCGGCATCCATAAGGTGATAGATCTTTTATCCGTTCTCCTGCAACAATCTTCATAAGAAGGATGGTGCAAGTCTTCAGATAAATAGCTAAGCCCTTGGAGCCACGGTGGTTCCGGAGATCCCGGCAGAAACGTACAAACGAAACGATAGATAATATCCACGATCGGTTTAAGTCGCCTAGCCATAATCGGGACACTCTGACGAGCGCCCCGATCATAGCTCGCTCGCGTTTTACGACGAGCTGCCAAGAACGGCCTGCTTCTAAACGCTTCAACCAAGCTTCCCATAGGGTTCTTGTTGTCGTGTTTAGTTTTAGCATGTTAGTTATTAATTATAATAATTAACCGTTCCCTTCCGTTTGCACTACCATGTAAACATGATAGTGGGCGGCAGGCACCCCTCCGGGGGTAGGTGGTTAAACCGTGAGGTTGTCTCACTGTTATCCGTCATGGTGAGAGGCGAGCCGCTAAATGCGAGCATCGCCCCAGGAACCCCTGGAGCCTCTGTCTAGAGGCCTGTGGAGGCCATCCGAAACGAAATGTCCTTTCAAACAAGTCGCTCATATGCACTCCTTAGGCGTGGACGTGGAAAGAGGTCCGATTCTTCCCTTTTCGCCAATCCGAACCCAGTAAGATGCCTCCCTTGCTCGCTAGCAAGTCGGAGATTCCCTGGGGCCTAGGAGTCGTAACAGTTGCAAACCAGATGATCTACAGGAATGAAAGTTCCCGTAGGTCTGATCTACAACGGCTACGGTCCCATTGGTTGGGATGTAGCC